CTCGGGGCCATTAGCAGGCATCTGGGGCTTGGGGATAAGGCAGGCAATGGGGCCATGTTCTCCGAGTTGTTCAAGACCGACCGTGAGGCTGCGATCAATTACTGCCTGCGTGATATCGAGCTGACCCAAAAGGTGGCGGATGTGCTGATGCCGGCCTACTAAGCGGTGGACATCGACCAGTCTGTAGGCTAGTGAGTACCCATTGACGTGAGCTGTAGGAGGTGAGCGTCGAACCAACCGAAGGCATGACAAATTTTATCCCCACCAACACAGGCATTCGCAGCTCCTTCCTGCGATCTCCTACCCTGTGCCTGGTGGGGATTTTCTTTTGAATCATGACCTATTACGAAAAACTCCAAGATCCGCAGTGGCAGAAGACCAGGCTGAAAGTCTTAGAACGTGACAATTTTACCTGCATTTGCTGCGGTGAAACCACCAAACAACTCCACGTTCACCATTGCTACTACGTCAGCAGAAGAAACCCATGGGAATACCATCTCAACACCATGGTCACACTTTGTTTTGACTGCCACAAATCGGTGGATGAGCCGGCAAGTCCGTCGAACTCAATGTGCACTGTTTTTGAACCTGCCGTGATCGCAGAAATGTCTAGGCAGATTTCAAACATTAAAAACGGATGTGACTATGACGAGGGAGTGTTGCACCCGTTTTGCCGCGCAGCACACGATGCCAGTTTGTCAGTTGTTAAGGCGTTGAATGTTTTGCGTGATGCTTGTGAGCTAGGAATAATCGACGGCCAATGGATTGAAGACCTTTCAAAGAAGGTTGACGCAATCAAAAACCCAAAATCATCAGCCAAATGAGAATCCGATCAATTAAGCCTGAGTTCTGGGAGTCAGAAAGCCTGGGCAGAGTTTCGAGAGAGGCTCGACTTCTTTTTATCGGCCTATTTTCCTGCTGTGATGATGTCGGGAGGGCTCGCGCATCCTCGCGACTCCTCGCGAGCCGTCTTTTCCCTTACGACGATGATGCTTTCAAGAGACTCCCAGGTTGGATCGCTGAACTTGAGAAGCAGGGATGCATTCGGATCTACGTTGTCGACGGTGAATCCTATTTAGACCTGCCAAAATGGGCAAATCACCAGAAAATCGATAAGCCTTCAGCCTCTAAGCTCCCCTCATTCGACGATGTTCGCGAGGATTCGCGAGGATTCGAGAATAATAGCCTTGGAACAGGGAACAGGGAAGAGGAACAGGGAGAGGATTCGGCGACTGTCGTCGTGCCTGATGTTCTGGCGAAACCTCTTTGGGAAGTTAAGTTCGGCCTGATCCTACCCGAGAAGCTCCAGACCTCCGAATGCCTTGCCACGGTCGAGACCTGGCTTGCCTACAAAGCCGAGCGTAAAAGCGGCTACAAGCGCTTGGGCCTTTCTGCTGCTCTCAATGCATGGGCAAAAGAGTTCGATGCCAGGACGTTTCCGGATGCAGTGAACCACTCAATGGCAAACAATTACCTAGGCATCTTTGCTCCTAAACCAGGACTTTCATCTGGCAACAAGCCAGGCGCTACCAGCCTCAACATATCGGACTACCAATGAGCGACCCATTCTACGCCCAGGACGACGAGTACGGCCTTATCGGAGCCTGTCTCTCCGGTGGTCCCGATGTTTGCTACGAGGTATTCGCCCGGATACCACCGGATGCAATCCAGCAGGACAAGCTGCGCCAGGTCTACGAGATCACCAAGGCCCTGATAGGCAGGCACGAGGCAGTCAACATCACCACCGTGGTCAAAGAGTGGAAGCGCTCTATTCCTCAACTGAGCCCCCCTTTTGAGGAATTGAACCGCTGCGACGAGATCTGCGCCAGCCCGGCCAATTATCCAGAGTTCGCCAAAGCTGTCCTGGAGGCTCACCACCGTCGCCATCTGCGATTGACCGGAGACAGGTTGATACGCGAATCCGCTGTCACAACCCTCTCCGTAGATCAAATCGTCTGTAATGCCGAAGCAGGGCTCACCGTTGAGGCCTCCAAAGAGGAAGTACAAAGCTCCAAGTCCGTTGTAAGTCGGTTCATCGATGCAACCCAGGAAAGGTTCAATCGCAAGGGCCAGCTTTCAGGCATTACCTCCGGCTTCCATCGTCTGGACAAGCTAACCGATGGTTTCCAGCTTGGTGAGTTAGCCATCATCGGAGCCAGGCCATCGATAGGAAAGACGGCCATTGCCATTGCCATTGCCAAGGCAGCAGCAATTGACCAACGGGTACCAACCCTGTTTATCTCGTTGGAAATGTCCGATGAGTCTATCGTGCGCCGTATGGTCTCGACCGTTGGATCCATACCGATGCAGGATATCAAGACCGGTGAGATGGATGAAGGAGGCATGAAGGCTATGGGTTCAGCTACAGCTAAAGTTGCCGGCAGCCCAATTTACTATGTGTCGGGCTCAGGCATATCCAGCATTGCCACAATCACCGCGGTAATACGCCGGGCAGTACGCAAGTGGGGAGTCAAACTAGTGCTCATCGACTACCTCCAAAAGATCCATGGTTCCAAGTCAGCCGAGAAGAAGACCTATGAGATTGCGGAAGTATCGGGCAAGCTCAAGGCAGTGGCCTCCGATACCAAGACAGCCGTAGTTGCCCTGGCTCAACTCAACCGTGAGAACGAGAAGGACAAAGGCCGAGTGCCTCGCCTTACTGACTTAGCCGACTCCGGGCAAATTGAGCGTGATGCCGATCTGGTGCTGCTGCTCAACCGGGAACGTCACGAGGCTAACGGCGAGGCCATTATCGCCATTGCAAAACAACGAGACGGTGAATGCGGCATCGTCCCTCTGTGGTACGAAGGCCAATACTGCCGTTTCACTGACCCATCCCCAACCTTCTGATGAACATCAAATACGATCTCAACCGCACCAAGCTCCTAAACGAAGCGCCTAGGCTGATCAAGTGGGCCATCGACCATGGCCTCATGTCCTACCCGCTCAGCCAGAAGTATCACGCCGACGGAACCCTCGACCCCAACCTGGAGAACGAGGATCACGTCGACCCGATCCAATATACCCCGGAGTTCTGTGAGCGTGCCTACGAACTCAGGCAGCTTGGTATGACACTAGACGACACTGCTAAAGCGGTTAATGTATCCAGAGGTTCTATCACATACATATTAGCAAAAGGTCACGAGCATTGCCTATCGAAACAACGAGCCAACTTAGAACATGAACAATCCCACAGCAGCAATCAACATGAATGACCCGTTCATCCACGCTCCACAGGCTACAGCCGTGGTGCATGAGCCAACTACATCAGGCACAAGGCCCTCGATACACGTCAGCCTGTATGCCTACGGTGGTATCAGTGCAGCCTGTCTTATGTCCTGGGTAGGCTTAACAGCCACCTTTAGTACGAGTGATCGACAGACAGATCTACGAACCATTCGCGAGGATGCTCTAATATCCCGAAGCCGTTGCCGTGCTACCAAATGGTTCCTAGACAGTGGCAAGGACGTATGGATCCAGATCGACCACGATATCGAGTTCGACCCCGCGGACATTATCCGCATGGCAGAGCTCGCCCATGAGCATCAGGCGACCGTGTGCATCCCCTACCCCTGCCGAGCACTACCGCTAAGGCCGGCCCTGCGTATCGACACCGAGCACGTGAAAGCCCTAAGGATGCAGACATCGGATGCCGAGTGTGCCACAGAGCTAGTACCGATCCGAATGTTTGCATCGGGATGCATCGCAATCCCTCGACGTTGCCTTATGAGCGCACTTGATACGCTTGGAGGGTCAGAGGTGCCAAACCCCTATCGGATCGACTGGTGCAAGGATGTGAGGGTCGACCAGTTTCCTACACTGTGGATGCCGTTCGCCATGGATACCCTGCCAGGGCAGCACGAGTACCTCAGCGAGGACTATGCTGCCGCGGTTAGGCTGAGTCTGTGCGACGTGAAGCACTATGCTATGCAGCCGAAGAAACATCTCAACCACTGGGGCGAATATCCCTATGGGTTCAAGCCGTATGTCGGGTAAGCCTGATGGCAGAATACCAGTAGGACGTGTATCACAGGAAACTATCTCAAAGACCTGTGGCGTAAATGTAGTGCGTGTTAATCAGATCTTGAATGGCAAAGGCAAGTTCAAGCAAGAGATGATCGACAAGGTGTTGAAGACGGCTAGTGATCTTGGTTACGAGAAGACGCACAATCCAACACAACATCACAAATCAACACTAACACAAGATAAGGCAGATAAGATTGTAGAAGGAGTAATACTCAACAAGACACTTGAGACCATAGCGAAAGAGACTGGTTTCATAGAAAGCACAGTGTTCAAGTATGTTAGAGGTGTTAAGGTTCCGCATGATTACCCAGAGACTGAAGAAGAGTGGCGCAAAGATGTTGTTGGATTCATGGAGGTTGCTATATGGAAAGGCACTAAGCGTCTTGCTGAATCCTCAATGGAATTCATTGATGATCGCACTTTACCCGTAGCAATAGGAATTACTCTGGACAAATTATCCACACTCAAGGGCCAGCCTAATAGCATACACCTCTCTATGACAGCCTCGATCAGCCACCGTGACCTGATGGCTGACCTAAAGGACCGTGATGTGACCCCGGTGAACGACGAGCAGACCCATGACTTGGTTTAGGTAATGGCCCAAAATGTCCTACCCCTACCAATAGTGACCACGCAGAAACCACGCATTTAGGCCTGTTTATGGCAGTCAGATGCACAATAGCAGTTATATTCACTTCGACACAAAATCACGCAGCAATCGCCCGTAAACATTGGGTCAAACGCACTTTTGCCACCGTTCAAAAGGCCAATGTCCTACCCCACCGCCGAGGTCAGCGACAGGCAGGCCAAGGCAGGATGGGGGGAGGGGGTCAGGCCATCCGCGGTAGCGCCAAAAGGCGACGGGTAAACCAAAGCGAAAAATATTAACAAATGTCCCTCCCCCTCTGCCTTCTCTGCTCCAAGCCATTCAAAATCATCCAGCAGCACACCGGCCCTAAGCAGAAGCGCTTTTGCTCTGAAGCCTGCAACACAGCCTGGTGGAACGAACAGCCGTTGCACCCTGTTATACCGCGGGTCGACGCCGCCCACCCTCGTGCTGTCGAACTGCGACTCAAGCGTACCCAGTTGGTAACCTTAGAAAAGGCCGACCCGTATACGTACGGCTACATCCCGGACCACTGGGAGATCGGCAATGCCGAGTTCGCGCTTACCCAGGAGCTGTTGGTCTCCGGCGGCAACCGGGCTGGCAAAACGCTATGGGCAGCCCGGCGAGTGGTGCAGACGCTGCTGGAGAAGGAGAACGCCGCGGTGCTGTGCTGCCATACGAGCCATGCCACCTCGGTGACTGTGCAGCAGCCTGCGATCTACAACTACCTGCCTGTGGCTCTACGGGGCACAAAGAAGGGCAGGATCCACTACCTCAACTACAGCCGGAAGAATGGTTTCACCGATGGAAGCTTCATTCTTCCTAATGGCTCTCGGTGCGACTTCCTAAACTACACGCAATCCGAGAACACTATTGAGGGCCGTGAAGCGGACATGATCTGGTGCGACGAGTTGGTGCCACAGTCATGGGTTGAGACTCTGCGCTACCGGCTCATTACACGCCGCGGCAAGCTACTGGTTACCCAGACGCCACTGGAGGGCGTGGCCAGTGTCTACAAGGAATACACCGCCGGCTCTGCTATCACTCGGTTCGACGATGCGGAGCTGCTGAAGGGCAAGCAGGCGCTTCCTACATGGCCTGTTGGCAAGGCAGCCCGTACAATGGTGCAGGCCCAGACCAATAGGCGGACGGTGTTCTTCTTTAGCGAGGACAACCCGTACAACCCGTTCGACGAGATGAAGCTGAAGCTGGTCACGGCACCTATAGGGCAGATATTGACCCGGGCCTATGGCTGGGCCAGCGACAACATTGGAAAGGCCTTCGCCCGGTTCAGAGTCGACATCCACTGCATCGAGCCCGAGGCCGTGCCTCCTGGGGGGACGCTGTACATGGTATGCGACCCTGCCGGAGCGCGGAACTGGTTCTGTATGTGGATGCTGGTTTATGAGAATGGCCGGCGGATCGTGGTGCGTGAGTTCCCCGATTACGCCAACTATGGCGAGTGGACGTTCCCGAGCGAGAAGCATGATGGCAAGGCAGGCCCGGCTCAGACACTGGATGCAGGTAGGTCAATATCGGAGTATCGGAATCTATTCCGGGCCATTGAAGCGGAGCTAGGCTATGGGGAGCCCGTGATGCGATTGATCGACCCAAAGGCCGGCGGTAGTCCTGCACTATCGGAGCAGGGGGGCACCACGCTCATCGACCTACTGGCTGAATCGGACAACCCCAATGACGAGGGCATGGCCTTCATTGCGGCTCCTGGCGTGCCTGTGGACCAGCGGACAAGCGCCATCAACAGCCTGCTGTCCTACGATGCTACGCAGGAGCTTACCCCGCTGAACGAGCCGGCGCTGTATGTAGTCAAGACGTGCAGCAACCTGATCTATGCTTTGAGCGAGCACACAGGCCGGGATGGGCAGAAGGGGGCTAGCAAGGATCCTATCGACTGCATCGGTATGCTTTTGGTCTCGGGCCTTGCTTACGTGGGCAATGGAGGTTTTGATA